TGCCAGATCAACACCATTGCGCCGGATACGGCCAGATGACGGACTGGCCATAATCCACGCCGCAACCTGCGCGTTTGCCGTTCCGGGCACTGCACCAGCCGTTGTAGGGTAAAAATTCGCCATGCCAGAACCTTGAGCATAACCAAGGTTGTTGACATTTGTAAGCGCACACATCGCCCAATCCTCGGCGTTGAATGGCCGAGAAGAAAACAATACATCCGTTCCACCAGTCGTGACAGCGGGACGCATGGCTGCAATACCCATCCAGTCGCGCAATGTGGTATCCTGCGCCACGTTGTCATCAGGAATGGCGTGGGTTGTGCCATTAAAACTGGCGGCGGGCTTGCTATTGATTCCACTGGATGCGACAAACTGAGGCTGGTTGGCTGCGTTTATTTGCGCATAATTCCTGCCGTTGCCGCTTTGATCATACAAAGTCACAACAAACCCTGTCGCCGCCCCTAACCATGTCGCAATGGCAGCAGTGTCAAGCTGGTTTAATGCATTATAGCTAAAGTTACTTTCCGCGTTATCGCTGTCCCGGCGCAAACGAATTAGCGGCCCGGTGTAACTTGCATATAGTCTGCGACTAACCGACACGGCAAGCCACGTTGTTACGCCACTCAACGGAGGCTGCGCTGCCCCATCCACCCCCACAATGTTTTGCGTGATGCCAAACGTGATAGGTGATGTCAGTTCTCGAAAGCGCATCAGATCCTCCGCCGCGCTTCAACATACCAAGTGCGGCAAACAAGATCAATCATCATTCTGTGATCGTTCCTATTACCGTAAATGTGCCCGCAATCTTGACCCGGTTGGTGTTGGTATATGTAATCAGCATATCCCAAAGATACTTGCCTGGTGTCAATTTTGCCAGAACATCCGATGGAAGATCAACTTGAATCACACCGCCAGCCGCATTGGTAATGGTGATATATTGCGAAACATCCAGCACTAAATTGCCACCGGGGAACTTTCGCACTTGTGCCTTGATCGTGGCACTGGTCAAAGGAATGATTGCACCAGAAAAATCAGTAAGCGTTTTGCTTACCAAATACCGCACATTTTGATCAACCGCGATATCCCATTGGGCATTTGCCATATCATCCACCCTGTACTTGTGCTTTCAGCGCGTCCACTTCGCTTTTGAGGTCTTTAACAACTTTCAAAAGCAACACACAAAGCCTTTCATATTGCACACCGTCAGGCTGTCCGTTTGCATAATGCACAAGGCGCGGCTCGATTTCTGCGACTTCCTCGGCAATCAAGCCGAAATGGGTTTTTGTCTGATTATCCGCTTCCGCCAATGATTTATAAGTGATTGGCCGCAGGGCAAGAGCTTTGTAAGCATCCGTTTCTGTTAGGTCGGTAACTTCGGTTTTGTACTTGATGGAAGAAGTGGATCGAAGAAGTTGGTTTGCAGGGCTTGAACCGTTGTTCAAAACCGCATTAGCTGCGCTGGCTGTAGTTCCAACAGATGGAAAAAACACATTGCCATTTAGATCAATAAATGTTCTTTGCACACCATTGGTATCAAAAGACAATGCACCGTCTGTGGTTCCGCCGCCACGCCAAAAATGTATAGCAGCGGCTGTTCCAGCGCCAATGTAGTCCAAAGAAAGCGAACTAGAAATAGATGTAACTGTACTGTTTGCACCACTTTTTGCACTTAATGCAAAAGCTAGATCAGCTGGATTGCGTGAAAGAATGCTTTGAATGGTATTTGCGGCAAGGCCCACATTCGCCACATCAAGACGTGCGCTTGGGGTATTCGTACCAATTCCAACATTACCAGCAGGTGTTACCCGAACACGTTCGGTCAAAGTCCCAGCAAACGGCTTTGTGAAAAATGCAAGCGCACCCGATGAATTGAAGCTGTCAGTATCACCACGAAAGCTTTTTATGGCTGCTTCGATGGCAAGGGTTCCGTCGCCTGTTCCTTCTGGTTCTTGGAAATTAATTGCACCAATTTCACGTCCAGCCGTGTCAATCGCCGTTGCAGAACGCAAAGTCAGGGTTGAAGTGGTGTTGCCTGCAAGGATGGATTCAGTCGGTGCAATGTGAAAAAAGTTGCCAGAACGCAATCCAAGTTCAACGGTTGCGCTTTCAGATCCAGCTGATTTTGACGTTGAAACCGCTCGCAGGTAAGCGTTTCGAATGTTTTGACTGTTTGTGTTTACATAAGAAAAATTGACATCAAGATTGTTGCCGCTGGCGCTTAGTCCAATATCACTGGACGTTGCATCACTTTTAGCACTAAAAAGCTGCTGAAAAACAGTTCCATTATTGGTCAGTCGATAATCTTGACCAGCGTAAAGGTCTTGAATAATCTCGGTCAGTGTTGTTTGCAGCAAACTGTTGACGTATTGTTCAACCGCTGATTCCGTAGAATCCACATTGTCCGTCTCATCAATCAGCACATTGGCAGACGTTTCAAGCCGCAGCTTGTAACTTTGCTTTTGCAAGTAGATCGCCGGAAATGTCCCGTTTGCATCAGCAATCACCGGGTTGGTGTGCGGGGTGGTCAGATTGCTGTTTGCATAGCTTGCCAACGGCGTTGTCGTGCCCGCCTGATAGGTGTAAAGCTTCGCCCCGGCATATGGCTTGCCGTTGGCGTCAACCACTTGAATGAACGGGTTGAAAAGAAGGGTGTTGGCCATTGGTTATTCCTCTTGCGCGGCTTGCAGTGTCAGAACATACGCCATTCTTGTCAAGTTCGATACTTCCTGACGTGTTTCTTCTGGTGTCATTTTGGATTTGCCAAACTTTGCAAGTCTCATAGCAAAGTCTTTATCATACATGGCTTTTTTCCAAACTTTCTGTTGGTTCCCGGTAAGGAAGTCTGCTGTTTTATTGATTAAAACACGCCGAATCCAACCTTCTCCTGTTGTTGGCGTTAAGCCTGTATCAAAATGAACAGGCATTTCATCACCAAATGCTTTGCCTTTTGCTCTGGCAACAGATTCAACAACCTTTTTATAATCAATGATTTGTTTTATATTTGCAATTTGCTGCTGGTCAAAAACCTGATTCAAAGCTTTTTCATTGTCACGATAAAATGTAAAAAACTGATCTGGCGATTTTTCAGACAAGATATTCCATGCTTCACGGCGAAAGGCCGCAATCGCTTGTTGATTGCCACCAATCACACCAAGAAGGCGGTTAAGCTGCTGTGGTGACTGCAATGCTTTTTCTACTGCTACAACTGGCGTATTAGCAACAAAAGACTTCAGGATATTGTTTTCTTCGGTTTGTTTCCGCACCTGCAAAGCAAACTCACGCTCGCGCCTTGCCTTTGCGCCATTTTCAAGAATACTGCGCTGGCGTTCCAAATCAAGTTTGCGTCCTTCCAAAACCTGCATACGGCGGTCATAGTTTGCCGCCGCCCTCTGCCCTGCCGCTGTCCGAATATCAAGTCGCTGCTGCGCCGCCTGTTTCTTCAATTCAAGCTGGCGCAACTGCTCATCAAGGCTTGTGATGTTATCACGCAAAGCTTTTTGATCTGTCGGGATGTTTTCAATCTTTGCGGCAATGTCTTTCAGAGGCTCAGTTAAGCCTGTAATCTTGTCCCTGATTTCCGGCAATTCATCAAGAACACGCGCATTGTCTCGAAGCCATTTGTTCATGGCTTTGGCATTAAAATTACCACTGGCATCCGTCGCAGCACGGCTTAACGAATCCAAAACAACGGCTTGCATATCTGCCATTGCGTCAGAATTATCACCAAGGATTCTTTTAAAATCCTGTATGCGCGTGACTGCACCCGGCCTGAAAAACTGCTCGGCAACATTTTCAGATGCAGTTTTATAACCAACCTTGGCGCTATCGGTGACTGTGGAAACTGTTTTGTTGTAGAATGGTTCTATAACGTTTTTGAGGTACGCTTGCCTGAAAATTTTATATTTGTCAGCAATTCCTGATTTTTGCGCCAAAAAGTTATCCAGAAATTCTTGACCTTTAAGAAGGATGCGAGCTTCTGAATTGTTGCCGGCGATGTCAGCGGCCCTTGCTGCATCAGAAAGAGATTTGCGCATTGCCTCAAAGTCAGCAAAGGACAAATCCCGATCAACCGAGATAAAGTTTTCAACCTGCTTTAAAGCGGCGGGAAAGTTAGCTTGCTCAAATGAACTAAATTCACGAACAAAATCACCGTATGCGTTTTGAACTGTTGCAGCTGGCGAAACGAGTACATCGTTGTTTAGGCCAAGTTTACCGCGCAATTCCCCCATTTGCGCCTTTGCAGCATCTTCCACTTTTTCAGCGGCAACACGCAAACGCGAACCTGTTTCTTGCACATCAAATCCTGCTGGACGGATGTCGGATGCGATATCATCGGCTTGCAATTCCAAAGAATTTTTCAGCGCATCAAGCTCTTTGACGCTTTTCTCTACTTCGGCTTGGCGCAATGTTCGCGCTTGTCCTAATGCGGCTTGTTCAGAAGTTATCGCTTCCAGTGCCCGACGCTGTTTTTCAACATTCTGGCCTAATGTTTGAATTCTATTGGCGTGTGCTTGACTAGCCTGCAAAGCCTCGCTTTTTGCCACCAATGCTTGTTCTTGCAGTTGGGATTTCTGTTGCTCGCGCAAGCGGGAACGTTGTTCAATGCGTGACAGCCGCGCCCGATCTTTCACAAGCACGTTTTCGACTGCGGATTGCACCGTGTCAACAGGGCCACCTTGTGGCGCAAGGCGTTCTGTTTCCTTTGCCAAAGCTTGCCCCAAAGATACCCTGCGGGCTTCCTCTTGCAGCAATTCCTGCCCTTGCAAGCCTCGCTGGATTGCCTCTTGTTGGCGCATAAGGGGAGCGTTCTGCACTAGCTCGGCAACAGTGGCTTGCTCTGCCAATTCAGGCGGCAAGTTTGCCCGTGCAGTTTCTAATTGAGCCAAACCTTCAGGGCCAAGGGCCTCTTGAAATTGTTTGGCAACGCGACGCTCACCCATACCGGAAAGGGATGGTGTGACGGCTTGAATTGCTTCCTTTGCTTGCTGCACAAGTTTTTCGCCCGGCAATGAAGCAACTTTTGTCAGCGGCATGAATCCTGCCGCCAGTTCTCCGACAAGCTCAGCCGCTTTACCTAATGGCGTTTCAGCCGTTGCATATTCACCGCCAAGTTTTTGATATACATTTTCAATTTGCTGTGTGCCTAACGCGGGCATCTCTGTAATAGGTTGCACACCCTGCGTGCCGGGCAACAGATTGACAACCTGCGGTGACATATTGGCAAGATCAACAAGACTGCCGACACTACCTTTCAAAGCCACTTTTCCAGCGCGAATGAATGGTTCTGACACGTCTTTAATAGCTTGCGTTGCCGCACGGCCAACCATCGTCCCCGACGGCTGCACCTCACCGCCCTGCGCTGCGGGGGTGGGTTGTGTGACTTGTCCGGCTCGTATTTGTGCCACACGCTCTTTTAATTCCGGCGCGTCTGGCGCAATGTTATCCGGTATGTTTTGAATGACAATTCCGTCTTTTGTTTCAATGGAGTATGGCATGTTTAATAATCCACCACAATTTTTTGCCCACCCTGCCCGCCGCCTGATGGGGTGGGTTGTGCTTTGGGAAGATATTTTTGCATAACAGGATCATCCCAGATTGAAGGTGCGTTTTGAATCCATTCTGCTTCGACGCGGGTCAAATCAGCGCCACTCCCCACCTTTCGGGCTTTTGCGACTTCTTGGGTGTAAAATCTTGCCTGTTTAATCTGGAAATTATTTTTTGCTTTACCGAGGTCAATAATAAACTGGTTTCCTTCAGGAGTGTTTCCAAGCTGCGCAAATACATCACGCGCTCTTTGTGCGTCCCCTTCAGTTTGAGTGCCGTTTAATCCCTCAAGTTGAGTAAAAACTTGTTGGTTTAATACGCTTCTAAAAGCTTCTGCGCTTGAAGCAATTTTTCTTGCTTCATCTGAAGCCAACCCAAAATCAGAAGCAACTTTGAATGCACGCGCTTGTAATTCCTTGCTCCATCCAGAGCCGGAATCTTTTAAAAGCTTTGCAGTTGTGTCAAGTAAAGCATTACCCATCTGTGCAGCTTGCCCGGCTTTTATAGTTGGCCTGTAAGCATTTTTTACAAAATCTTTATTGCCTTCAACAAGCGCAGATTCTTCTACTTTTGGCAAACTTACAATATTTGTTGTACGCGAAGCGCCAGCTTGACGACGCGCCATTTCATACGCCTGATACATAGGATTAGGCGTACCATCTGCGTTAAATGGCTTGTTTGCAGCTTCAAGAATAGCTTTTTGCTCAGTGGCTTTTTGCTTTTGTTTAGCTAATTTTATTTCAGCTGCATTTTTAAGCAAGGAGCCATATTGATCAACTGGCAATCCAGCTCGCAAAAGCTGTCCCAACCCCTCAGGTGTTGAAGGATTGATGCCGGATGCAATGGCTTCCCGCAGTTTTGCTTCACGTTCTGCGGCTTTTACCCTCGCATCACGCGCCGCAAGGGCCTCAGCCTGTTCAAGCTGCATGGTGTCCATTGCGGCCTGCCGCGCCTGATTCTGCGCAAAAATCTCGCCAAGATTTGCAAGCTGTAACTGTGGAACTGCCATTATGCACCTACCCCTGCAAAGCGATATTTGGGCGCTGTGACGTATTGCGTCAGGTTTGCCAGCCCTTGATTGTATGCGTTAGCCTGCCCGATTTGTCCAGTGGCCACCGCATCACCACGGGAACGCATCAGATCCGCCAGACTGCCCGCAAACTGTTGACCAATGGCCGCCCGTTGCGTTCCGGCCTGCTGCCGCAATCCGGCTTGTGCGCCGATGTTTGTCAACATCCGCTCGCCTGTACGCTCACGCAAGCTGGAAAGCTGTTGCCCTGCATTTTGCCCCATGCCAACGACCCCGGAAAGACGATTAAACGCATTGCCGAATTCTTCGCTTGCAAGACCTTGCGAGCGTTCCTGAAGCGCCTTGGCAAACTGGCCCGACAACAGGCCGCCACGGGACGCCGCAGAGCGTTCTAGGGCTTTCTGTGCCTCTTGCTGGCGGAATTGATACGCCGGATTTGTAGCAAGGAACTCAGGCACACCCTGCCCCATGGCAAGCTGTTGCAGCTGGCCGAGTCCTGCCGTCCCTGCCTGATAGAATGGATCAAGATAGCCAGCGGCTGCTTGCTGCGCGGCCTGAATCTCTGCGGGTTGCTGGCCTAAGAACCCAGCGGCTTCTTGTGCGCCTGTGGCAATGTCACCCCGCGCTGTGGCCTGTCCTTCACGCAAGGATGCAAGCGCATTGTCGATAGCTTCCCGCTGCGATTGTGCGGCTTTCTCTGCCACTTGTGCGCCGTAAATGGAGGATGCCAGCGAACCGCCGCCAATCAGGAGGTCTTGCGCGGAAAGGCCACCCAAAAGACCACCGAGGCCACCACCACCAAGCCCAAGAAGCTGCCCGATACTTCCGAGTGTGCTTTGCTGTCCAGCGCCTGCACCACCTCCCAGTAAACCGCCAAGCAATCCCGTTGTCGGACTGCCGCCGAGTGCCGTTGTACCAGCCAATCCGGTCAACACATTGCCAAGCGCACCACTGCCAAGCGAGAGCGCACCCGTTGCCAATGATGGGCTTGCAAGCAACGTACTTAAAAAACCCGGCGTTACAGCGCTTGCCGTGCCTGTTGCCAATGCTGGAGAAAGCAAAGAGCCGCCAAGACCACCAAGGCCGCCGATGCCGCCCGCTGCGCCCGCTGCTGTCCCACCAAGCCCCAAAGCAGATCCAACACTTCCAAGAGCCGAACTTAACCCGCCAGTAATAGCAGAGCCGACACCCGGAATAAGCAAAGAGCCAGCAAGGGCAAGCGGCAAACCGCCCGTACTTACTGCATTCTTGATCTCTCCCAGAGGGTCTTTAACCACGTTTGAAACAGTTTGCACTGTAGCTTTGACGGGGTTTTTTAAAAAATCTTTCCATTTTGGCATACTAAATCTCCGTCACCACTACATTCAACCGTTCAACTGTCACGTTATGCACTGAGGTTATATCACGCAAATGCACTTCAATGTAATCCCCCGGCCCATGTTCAATGATCGTATCAGTGCAAAAAATAATCGGATCAATTCCTTGATGAACGTGAATTTTCATGCGTGAATCCATCTGAACTGTTCCTATTGTACTATCATACACACCAATTTCAATGTAATCAGCTTGTTTTCCTATTAATGTTCCAGTGATTGAAACCCTAAGTTTCCGCTTGTATGTGCTGGCGTTTGTCAGCCGTCCGCTTGTGTTCGTGTATTCGTTGAGTGTGCCTGCCGTTGTCGTTCCGGCAATCTTCACAAACGTGGTAGTGTCTGAAATCACCGTATCCGTGGCGTTGTTGTGCATATACATTTGCCCAACAACAGGTCGCCGTTCCCGCCGCTCAAACCGAGCGTAAAAATCCGCAAAAAACTTATACCACAGCCGATCAATCAGCTTGCGGTCTTGCGTTAAAGAATGGGATTCACGCGGGATCATATGCCGCGCCCTTCAAGAATGGCATCTGCCGCAATGATATTGCATGGTGTGTTGCTGCTGAATTGCAACCGGAACACCGCGCCAAGATTAAACTGCCCAAGCCGCCGGAACACAACCTTGGTCTGATACTGGCCTTGCAACCCCGCTGAAACGTGCAGCGGTGTGCTGAATGTGCGCCCGCCATCCTTGCTCCATGACAGCATAAACACAGGATCATCCACAGCGCCGCTTGTAATGCCGCCCTGCCCGTTTTCCACAACAAACTCAAGCCGATCAACGGTAAAACTGTTTGCGCTATCGGGCGCAACCATCATGTCCACCGTTCTGATGATAGGCGATCCAGCTTCATCAAAACAATTTGAACACAATTCCAGAATACGCCCGCCCGTGGCATCAATGCCGTATTGCTTTCCGTAGCATTGCACTACATCCTTGACGCGCCATCCGACAAAAGAACCAAAAGAAGAACGTTCATTCCACAGGCCAGTGTGGGTATTATACTCAAATGTCATTGCGTGTTCAGGCAATGACAGCACCACAAACGCATTGCCAAGGCTGGAATAACTGAACATCCGCGCCTTCGACATGGACATTTTAGCAATCTGATCTTTGATTGCTTGCGTACTGATTTCTTGCGGTGTATAGCCATTTGCCACATACATAACGCCGTCATTACCGAGCCAATACAAAGCATTGCGGCAACGTGTGACAGCGTTCTTCGCCGCAAGCCCTACATCCAAAACAGCGCCGGGAATGCGGTCATAATCACCGCCAACACCCTCACGCACAATTTCAGTGGTTTGCGCACCAAACAACCACAAGTCATCATATGCAGCAAAAGGCGCGACAAGGTTGTCGTCGTTCGCTTCTGCCGTTGCCAGATTCAAGCCGTCATATGACAGCGCATTCAGCGTATCAGACCAGAAATATTGTCCTGTTGCTCGTCTGTTAAAAATAACCCGTTGATTTTGTGCCGTAACCGCATCTGCTTGATAAAAATCAGCATCAGCAATTTGTGTCAAAGTGCCAGTAGATTGTCGATAAACATAACTGATGTTATCCGCTACAATAACAAGGTCGTCCCCAATTTTATCCCGTGATACGTCAAAAATCCCTGTTATAACCCCTTTAATAGTGTAAACCCCGGTAGAACTAATTTCATACAATAGGTCACCAATCACGGCATACATTGAACCTTTGACGGCAAATATCATTCGACTGGACGACGTAGCTGATATGTCGCTGAATATTTTTAGACCTGCCGATCCTTTTAAATAAAATGGCGATCTTGCGCCACTACCTTGAACAGCCGGAACCGCATACAGGTTATCAATCCGCGACGCATCAAAGCGCAGCGATTCACCTTTACCGTAATTTGAAGGAAGCGGAATGTTGGCCATCAGTAATACACCGCTTTAATTGGATCATCATCTTGCGGCATGGAAATGATACGCCGCAGCATATGCTCGCCCATTGTATATTCATCATAGCTTGTCTGTCGGCCAAACAATGGCGATGCCCGGAATGCAGCCATAATAGTGTAAGCTTCAGCCAGATAATCCGGAATGCTATCCACAGTCCAAGTCAATGAGCCGATACGCGCAAGGTCACGCGCTTCAAGCTCATTGTGCAGCAATTCAATGTGCTGATCGACGTGGGCGGCCTCTTCTGCGCTGGCCGTCTGGCCCTGCCCCAGAACCCGCATCCTTTGCAATGTCCGGTTGCGGATGTCCGCTTTTGTCAATGTCGCCATTGTTCATTTCCTCAAAAAAGCGATTTCCGCGTAGCTTTACCACAGCAAACGGGTCTGTGATGTTGGCGGGTGTCTCAGGATGAAACACCACGCCATATACATCAACATAACCCTGCGCGGGGTATTCACCCCGATACAGGAACGCGGGCATTACAGCACCACGTAATCAATTTCAACCCAGATAGTACCAGCCGCAAACGTGGCCGCAGCCGCGTTCACAACGCCAGTCACAAGGGTCTTGTTGGTGAAGGTAACAGGCCCGGTTGCCAGAACACCAGACAAAGGAAGCGCAAAGCCGCCCTCAGGCAGGTAGTTCGTGACAGCCGAACCATTGATAACACCAAAGTTCCCAAAGCCGTCAGTGTCAGCGGCCTCAACACCGTTTGCAGCCCAGCCGATATCAATATCGAGCGTGGCAGTGGCGTTGGTGTCAAGGTCAGTTCCACGGAAGCGGCCACCAATGACAGTTGCACCTGCCGGAACCCAGCAGAATTGCAGAATGTCAGCTGGCGCAACGTTGGATGTCAGCGGAATCACACCAAATGCGGTGTGCTTCAGCCCGCGCCCTACGCTTTCGTAAACCGGAAACGTAACAGCGGCTTGTGCTGCAGTAAAAGTAGGCATAGTTCAATCCTCCTTAAGCGTCAGCGACAGCGGCAAAGAACCCGGTCAGCAGACCATTGTCTTTTGTATTGCCAGTATCAGTGGTTGCAGACGTTCCAAAGCGCATCTTCTCAACACCGTCGATGATGTTGACCGAAACGCCTTTTTTGTCCTCATAATCACGCTCGTCGGTGATAGTATAGGTGGGCTTGGCAATGGCATAAGCCAGAGCTTGCGCGCCGCAGAAGTACACAGGCGAAACGTCGATGCTGCCAGCACCAACACCAGTGTAAACCGGGATGTCGTCGATCTCATGGATCACAACGTTATCCCACAACAGATCACCACCACGGAACAGCGGGTTGTCCTTGCTGCGCGGCAAAGCATCACGCTGCGCCTGCATCAGAACAGTGTCACGCTTCAGATCACGGAACGTGCGCGTACCGCAGAACAGAACGAACGAACGGGTATCAGCACCGACACGAATCGGGCGAATCTTGGGCGAAGCCTCAAGAGCCATCCGCTTCATCAGGTCAATGCTGGCGGTCGTCAGCTTGTCGTTGGTGTTGTCCACGTTGGCCAGAGCCGTAGCATGAACGCCCGAAGACGCATTGCCTTTGGCGTTACCGTACAGAACGCGGTCGCTGTTATTGACAAGCCAAGTATTGCGCTGGCCAGCCGTAGCCGCACCATAAGCAATGCCGTCAATAGAACCCAGTGCGGCAATCATACGATCACGCACGTTTTCCATCATCCAGTCCATCAGGACTTCGCGACCAGCATCGCGCAGGCCGATTGCGCTGTACTGCTCTTCGATTTCCGGCACGATAACTGCGTGGCGGCGCTTGTTTACGTTCACCGTGAACGAACGGGTACGCAGATCCTCCTCAGCACCTTCAAGGGTTGCCGAGCCGGTCACACCAGCGCCAATCAGTTTGTTGGCAAGTGCAAACGTAACGGTTTTACCCTTGGCGTTCCGAAGATCGTTGTTCAGCTGGATGATGCTGTTGGTATCAGTCCCCATGTAGGACTTGAACCGGTTTTCCTGAAGATATTGCGTAAAAAACGCACTATCCCAGCGTTGGACGGTTAGGCCCGTCGCGGCCCGTGATTCTGCCATAATGACTCCTATCGTCTGGCGGCTCTAAGAATTGCTCCAATGTCGAGCGCATCAGGGGCTTCATCAGCTTCCGGTTTGACGTTCGGCACATCGGAAAGGGTTGTCGGGATGGACGAAGGCAACTTCCCGCCTTTTTGACCGTACTTGGCTGCCAATTCTGCCTCAATCTTAGCCCGCAATTCTTTTTCATATGCAGCCATGTCGGTTGGCATGGACTTCACAGATAGAAATTTTGAGCCTTCTTGATAGGCAAACCCGGCAGGGTTAGGATGTTGAAGCATCTGCTGATAAAGAGTGGGATTTTGTTGAACCGCATCTTTAAAAGCGTCGATCTTCTCCTGTGCATCCGGCTTTGTTTCAAACAGGATCGCCTCGCTCATGTTGATCATGTCGCGGCGGGCTGCTGCATACGCTTCCATCTGCACCCGTTTCAGAACCTCAGCGGGATTGCTGAAAAGATCGTCCTCGGTGGTATCCTCTTTCGCAGGTTGGGCTTGCGCCTTATACTGCGCCAATTCAGCCTCAAGACGTTGACGCTTTTCGCGCTCGTCCAAAAGTGCATTGATCGGGATGAAACGCTCATCTTTTGCAGGTACTTGTGATTCCGCAGGCGGCGCGGTTTCTTCTACTTTAACGCCCTGATCCTTTAATTCTTCTGTCTGTTTTGGTTCCTGTTCTGGCTTCTCAGCCTCGACTTCAGCGCCAGTTAGTGATTCATAAAGGTTTTCAAGTCCGTTGCTCATGGTCGTTTATCCTCTATCGCCCGTGCTGCGGCGGCCAGAACGCCCGATTACCCGGCGGCGGTAACTCCTTGCGGGAGTGTCTGTTGCGGCTGCATGGCCTGCGCCACATCAAGGCGGCTACCCACTTGGGTTTGCCCGGCCTTGGCGAGGTTCAATTGCGCCTGTGTTTCGTTTTTGACGGTTTCAGATTCCATCTTGCGGGCTTCTGCCTCAGCGCGTGGGTCTGGTTGCCCCTGCCCCTGCCGCATCATCTCAAGCAATTGCTTCTTGTTGCGGAGGCTGGATGCTTCAATGAGCACATCCGGCGGAATCGGCACACCAGCGCCCGCCATTTGCGTCAGCTGCTCAAACTGCTCAGATTGCAGCGTGATGATGTCGGGCTGTTCTTCAATGTAGATGTCCACATCCAGTTCAGCGACTTCGTTCTCTGTATCCACCACCTGCTGCGCACGTGGGTCTTGCAGCGCCATTTGCAGTTCTTGCGCTCGGGCCTGCTGCTCTTCCGGTGGCAATTGCTGAAACCGCTGTTGCATCATCTCGCCAGCAGTAACGGGCTTGTTCAGCCCCACAAAACGCAGGTTGTTTTCGTCGTCCGTCACCCGCACCCAGCGTTCCTCTGTCCAATACTGGCGCACCAATTGCCAGCAACGGCGCAGAATTGTCAGATGCCAATCGCGGAGTGCATCCATCAGGGGTTGCAGCTCGGTTGCGCCGCCCTGTTGTTGCGCCTGAATCGCTTTGCCGCTCAATCCAAGCTGATCCTTGCCCATCAGGGCAGCGTTTGCGCCTGTCAGGTCAATTTCATTCTTCGCTTCGGCCAAAAGCTCAAATTGCCCTTGCGCCATGTCATTGGTGGGCAGGATCTCAAACCGCAGGCCGGGGGCGACAGTCACCACACCATCAGCGCGTGACATCTGGCGGCGCACGTCGTTGACGTCACGGACGGAACCTTCCTCCATCACCACTTGGCGCATAGTGAGAAGGTGCAGTGCCTTGGAACGGCGCTTGTTAATCTCGTCTTGAAGCCCGATCAACTCCCGCACCTCGCCGTACCGCATGTTATCGCGGTCAACGTATGCGGATTGCATAATCAGCGGACACCAATTGCCGCCGTCCTCATCCTGATACGGAATGAACTCAGGCTCTTTCAAAAACCCGCCATCCGTGAAAATAGCGTGCATCCAGCCTTTGCCCGGCTCGCGGTAAAAAATCGCAATTACTTTCATCCGGTCACGGCGCTCAGTCGTCCACCAGCGGCGCGGCTTATCGTCATACGTTTCGCCAAGGCTCTTATTGCCGAGGCCAGTGCTATCTATGACGTCTTTTTTGTTTGGAAACTGCGCCCGGAGCAAGGCCTCATCAATCCAAGTAACCGTTCCTACATACCGCGCATCGCTGAAATCACGCTCCCGGCTGTGCGGATCGTAAAACAGCCGATCCCAGTGGACGTGTTTTAGGACGATATCAATACCGTCACGACCTTGCTTGAGGCTGATCTCGCAGCCGCCGTAACCCTCGACCACCATGTTAGCGAAAACAGATGATTTCAGGCGGTCAAAACGGTTGGTCTCGACAATATACCGCAGCGCGTCGGTCGCAGCTTTTGCGGCGTCTTCGTGTTTTGGCGTGCGCGGCATTGCTCGGGGATCGGTGCGCAGCCGCTGTTCATAGCCCAGCACATAGTTGATCTTGCGCCGGATTCGGTTAACGACAATCGGCGGTTGCCCCCGCTTTGTCATCGTCTCAATTTCATCATCCGTCCATTGATAACCGTCATAATAATCCCGATCACGCTCCGAGTTTTCGCGGGCATCCAATGACGCTTGGTCCGCGTCATCGTACCACTTCAGCAGCTTGTCGAGATCATCTTGCTTCATCAGCTAGGCACCTGAACGGCTGGCGCGGCAATCGTGCCCTTGATCGTGCCCGACGTGTAAGCAGTGCAGCGCAGGCGGTAAGCCGTGTTGCCGACGGCCTCATAAAAATTCTTGGCAGTGTCAGCGGTAAACGTGTCGGCGATGTCCCATTCGTTCTGGCTAACATCGAGCCGTTCAAGCACTACAGTACCTGAACCGCCTTTAATCTTGACAAAGAAATAGCCGCGGGAGACAGGCATTTCGTCACTGGTCGTGGTTCCGGTAAATGAAACCGTCATCGCTGTGCGGAGATTATTTGCAACAATAGGCACTACAGTGTCCTCCAGCTGTCCACGTCATCATCGGATTCTTGATCCCACATCATGCGTCTAACAGGCTTTACTTCTGCCGTAGGGTAAACCCCAGCTGGCATACTGTCAAGCGCCAGCGCCATCAAGGAACACACGTCCACAGCATCGTCATGTTTGCCAGCAGGAAATCGCAATAGTTGATCCAATAGTCTATCCGCCCACTCTGTACGCGGCAGATTTACAAGTCCCATTGCAGCGCGCGCCTCAAATCCTCTTGCGCGTGTTGGTTTGTCACTGATTGACGCAACCCACTCTATTTTGCAGTAGGTGCGCCGCTCATGCATTCGCCGGGTCAGGAACGGCTCGACGCTGCGCCGGATAACGCCAGCCTCAGCCGCCCATAACATGGGCTTCCAGCGGTCTGCCAGATCAAGCGCGCGCTCTATCCAGATGTCTGGCGTTGTTTGCCCATGCCACCAGTCCACCAGCCACCATTTGCCCTGATGATCCACACCAAAAACACCATGCTCGGTATAATCGCCAGCGTCAGGCGTCACCGCAAAGTCGGAGGCCATATAATAACGCAGGCCGTGCGGCTCATCGCCGAGGCGACACCGCGGGAACCAGTCGCGCTTGAACTGAATCCCCTCATCTGGTGCAGGCGTCTGTTGATACAGAGCAGACCAGCGACGGCGGTCGCGTTTGGCCTCTGCCACCATTTCGGGAGTGAACCAGTCCGCCCACAGGCGCTCTCCTGGCTGGCGGCCCAAGGGATCGTTAGCGCCTGCCTCCATCGGGATGCTCACGACATCCCAGTGCTCGCCACCTGCTTTGGCCTCGTCCAAAAGCCAGCCCGCCAGATCATCATCCGCCCAGCGTGTCATAATCAGGACGACGGCAGCGCCCGGCTTTAACCGCGTCCAGAAATCGGACTTATACCACTCTCGCAGCTTGTCCTTGATCGTGGCGCTGTCAGCCTCCTCGCGGCCTTTTATCGGGTCGTCAATTATGGCGATATCGGCACGATAGGACGTGATAGCGCCACCAGCGCCTACTGCATAATACTCGCCACCGTCCACCGTTGCCCATCGGCTGGCGGCATCGCTGGATCTGCTTATCTCATGATGACCAAATACGCGGCGATGCTCATCGGTGCGCACCACGTTTTTAACGCGCCGCCCCCATTTGTCCGCAACCTCTTGGCCATAACTGGCCGTCAAAAGCTGTCCTTTTGGCGTGCGTCCCATCCACCACGCCGCAAACATCACGTTGCCATAATAGGACTTTGCCGAGCCGGGTGGCAAAAACAGCATGAGGCGCTTGCATGTGCCATCCGCGACAGCTTGCAACCGCTCGATCATCAGGCGATGGTGTGCGGCAGGCTCTGGCTCGGCGCTGGCAATGCGCAGATAATCGAGATAGCTGCGCCGCGCCGCTCGCCGCGTGAGCAGCTCCTGGGCGGCCTGGGCGGGCGTCATTTGTTGCCTGTGGCAATCTCGAGCAGGGCAGCGTCAGACGCCGAGGCGGGCGACATCGAGCGATCGCTGGATGTTAGATCCACCTCTTGACGCTCTCGCCATTTTGCGCGGGTCTTCATCCAGAAAATCTGCGCTGCAATGTCCCCGTCTCGCGCCTTGTTAAACAGCGCGCCGCCTATTTGTGCGTTAGCATGCGCCAGAGCGTGATCCAGCTCGGCGCGATAATGCTTCCGCAGCGTCTTATCATCAATGCCGAGGATGTCAGCGATAACGCTTTGAGGCGTGCCGATCATGGCATGCAATTCAACCAGTTTTCGGCCCGTGTCTGTTGGCTCATGTGGTGGCGGGAACATAACAATCACCTTGTTTTATAGGCGGG